AGCCATTGCCAGATAAGGATTAAATAAAAATATCTCCTAAGTCATTGAATATCAGTGGCTTAGGGGCCAGCCCCCCGCCGCGCCCCGTAACTCCTTATCGATCAGTGAGTTACGAGGTTTTTTTTTATATACGAAAAAACTAATAGTGCAAGCTTAAAATAAAATAATAAAAAATCAAAAAAACTCTTGCCTGAAAATAAAAATCCTGTCAGAATACTTTCGTTATGGGATTAGATCAATACGCATGCAGTCGGGACTCCAAAGGAGAAAGTTTTGAAATTTGTGATTGGAGAAAGCACAACGCCCTTCAAGGGTGGATGGAAAAACTCTGGACTCTCAAAACTGGGAAGCCAGAAACTGAATTGAATTGTCAAGACTTAGAGTTGACTGCCGAGGATTTAGAAAGCCTCAAGTCGATTGTCGAATCTGGAGAGTTGCCAGAAACTCAAGGCTTCTTTTATGGACACGATACGAGCCAAGACGATTGGCGCAAGGAAAAAGACCTCGACTTTATCGAGGCTGGTCTCAAAGCGATTAACCACGGAGAAAAAGTTTTTTATTCTTGCTGGTGGTAGATTTTTAATATAAAAAAAACACGATGAAATTACTTAATTCAGGCAACGCCAAAACACTCAAGGGTGAAAAGGTTGGATTCCGCACGTTCGGTCTCCATCTTTCCCCTGCCAATAAATCAGGATTCAATGTCTGCCAATGGGCAAGCGCAGGTTGTCGCGCCGCTTGTTTAGATACTGCGGGACGCGGTTGCATGTCAAACGTGCAAACCTCTAGAATAAATAAAACTAAAAGATTCTTTAAGGATAACTTCGGTTTTATGTCGGACCTTAGAACGGAGATTGCCAAGGCAATCATTAGCGCAGGGAAAAAACAGATGACTCCCTGCTTCCGTCTTAACCTTACAAGCGATGTTCCTTGGGAAAATATCCGCAAAGGTCGCACTGTAAACCCTCAATTAGTTCGCCCTCTTAATGTCATGGAAGAATTTCCAAATGTGAATTTTTATGATTACACCAAGGGCTTTACTAGAATGATGGCTTGGCTGAATGGCAAGATGCCCGACAACTATCACCTGACCTTTTCCCGCAGTGAAGAGACTAGCGACGACAGAATAAAAAAGATTCTTTCGTTAGGTGGCAACGTTGCGGTTGTTTTCCGTGGTTCACTCCCTAAAACCTATCTCGGCTTTCCCGTCGTCGATGGTGATGAGAATGATCTCCGCTTTAAAGATAAAAAGGGCGTGATCGTTGGATTGGTTGAAAAAGGTCTTGCAAAAAAAGACGAAACAGGATTTGTTGTGGAGCCAAAATGAAGAAAAGAAAGATGACAGTTCCCGAGTGGATGACGGTACTTTTTATCCTCATCGGGTTAGTAATAGGGCTTAGAAATAGAGATATAAAATAAAAAAAATGGAACCAATAAAACCAGACTTCTCAGAAGCAAACAAATACGCCGTCTTAAAGAGAGGGTTTAGAGAGGAATTCAATAGAGCTTACCATAATTTTTGGCGACGCAGAAACATGGAAGCGCCCGACCCTTCATTTTTTAGCGATAGAAGTCGGCAATCCCTTGCCGAGCATGCCGCACAGACTGGGGCGAAGTAAAAAAAAGAAAAGCAAGCTTTAATTAATAAAAAAACCCTCCTAACTCGTTGACTATCAACGGGTTACGGGCGGGGGCGGGGCGCTTCCCCCTAACTCCCTACTAATCAGTGACTTACAGCGGAAATTTTAATTAATTTAAATTTGACGATTCTTCCGCTTCATGGTATGTTTCTCTCAGACATGAAAAAACAACTAAGCACAAAGCAACTCTTAGAAGCTCTCCTCCACTCCTATCTTGAGACAAATGACCTAAAGAACATTTACAATGGCGACGGGACTCAGCTAACAACACTTGATGAAGCTACCAAATTCATTGATGGATTAAAGGAGGAGGCTAGCCCTGAGCAAGTTGCGTTTGAGTCTTCGCTCGACACTATGATGGAAGAGTTTAGAAATTACTTCCCTTCTTTCCCCGCGATCGACCTTATGCATAGTATCTGGAATAAGCATGTTCAGCCTGAGTTAATGGAAAGATACAGCAATCTATAATAAAACCCCTGTAACTCGTTGACCGACAGCGAGTTACAGGCGGGGGCGGGGCCGCGCCGCCTAACTCCTTACTACTCAATGGGTTACAAGGTTTTTTTTGATTATCTCTAACTCACTGATAATTAGTTTGTTGTGTAATCGGGTTTTGTTTATTTGTTGCCTACTGAAAAAACGGGCATCTGGAGTGTTTTTGCTTGCTTTGTTTCTATATGATACTATCTTACATATAAGACCTGACTAAAGATCTCTTCATAGTATACAAAAAGCGACCCGTCCCTATGGTGGGGGCGGGTCGTTTATTTGCGCTTATTTAGCCCAAAATCCTACAAACTTGGAGCTTATTATTTACAAAAATATTTGGCAAACTTGCCTCTTCTTAGCAATTAGCTCAGGTATGACCGCAGCCAATTAAACAAAGAATAATCAGTATAGCACTACAAGCTACTAGCCCTAGAGTTACCCATTTATTTATTTTATTTTGCATACAATAATATTACACAGTAAGCGGGGCTTATTTGTTTTTATTATTTTTTGCCTGTAGCTTCTTTATCTTATCGTAGAATCTTCCTTTTCTTGAGTTATCAACCATGCAGTCTGCAAAGGGTTGCTTATTATTTAATCCAAACATTTCTCTTAGCCTATCTGTTTGTGCTTCATCTAGGTTCACATCAAATTCGTTTCTATTATTATCTTCTTGCATATAGTATTATATGAAAAGCAGCAAGGCGGGGCTATGTTTATTTGCAATAATATTTGGTAACCTTGGGCATCGCGCTTGACATTGCTAGCTTATTTGCTATGATGTAATCAAATTGTGCTTGGTTTGGGGCCAGCTTTTATTTGCTTTTATTTGCTTAAAGTTACAAAAACGGGCCTTTATTTGGTTTTTTTTAGAAAAATAGGCGTTTGCTTTGTGTCTGGCTAGGGCTAAATATTACTAATTATAAAAAAATATTACAGGCGGGGCTAGTTTTATAAAATTTTGTTGACTCAGGAGCTATTTGGGTTGCTTTTGTTTGTTTTTGTTGGCTATTCGGGGGCAAAATACACTAAGCTTACCATTATTTATTATTTAGAGCAACAGCCACTATCCTATCCAAATCACTTCATTTAGGTTAATCCCTTATAAACCCTTATTTTATCTTGTTTTCTTATTGTATCTCTATTATGTATTACTCTATGTATTACCTTATGGTATACTGTATAAAAAGGAATAAAAAATAGGGTATAAATAAAAAGAATAAATTATGATAATTTATTGTAAATTATACTTTGGTAATTGGAGTCAAGCTGACTTCCTTCCTGATGATTACTACTGGTTCATTATAGAATATGAAAGCTCGCCTCTTATGTATATCCCAATAATCCATAGCTTCTTGCTCGGAATTAAATTCTGGTAAATCTGGATAGTCTTTATATCTATCCCCCAAATCTAAGGCCAGATGATATTTTAATTTGTATCTCTTAGACATTATTGTAAATTATATAGCTAATTGTTCTTGAACAGGAGCCTCAATTACATTATTATAAGCAAAATCATATAGCTTTGGCCCCAAATCTGACCCCCAAATGGTAAGTAGAGATTTTTCTAGCACTGTATTATATCCTAATGCTGCTGCTTCTTCTGTTTTAAAGAATTTAGAAGCAAAAAAACGTTTACCATCTTTATCTAAAATATTCTTAAATTCTAGCTGCATCCTATTATAAGTGTTACCATTCTTAGATTGTTTATATGCACCCTTGTATCTCTTGCCTTTGAATGGCCCACACTTAATAAGATTCTCATGTTGAGTAGCAATCATTAAATTGCTATGGTGACTGTTGGTTTTGTTCCCATCAATATGGTCAGGGCATACCTGACTACAAATAAAAGTAAATCCTGTTGGAGTCAGTAATTCATGTCGATCACGACCGATTTGCAAACCATAATGAGACACTAATGGAGATTTAGGCAAAAGATCATAAAATGTTTCTGCTAATACTTTGTGTTGTCTAACATGCCGCTCAGAGCCTTTTAAACAAAACATATAGGCAAGATAATTACTACTATCATGACGAGGCTTCAAAATTCTATCTCTAAACCTCTTACTATAAGTATTTGAGGTATAAAAATCCATTTCATACTCAGGATAAGTAACTCCTTGGTAAACTGCTGGCCTTCTAAGTGATTTCATTTTGATATTATATTTCTTTGTTTAAGTATTGTAAAGCTCTTCATAACTCATTTGAATCTTTTAGACTACTTATAGGCATATTGTACATGTTTGCATGGACTCTAAAGCCATTAGATGGATCTACATCACCCTTTTTCCAGAATTTAGCTTGCTCAAAATACTCTTTTTTAGGCATGAAACCACATAACCATATAGATTCTACCCCGTGGTAAGTAGCACTGCGCCCTTTGCCCCGCTTCTCCTTGAATGTAATAGAAATAAATGCGTAAGTATCTGCCTTTTGATGCTTACTAGTCTCAGCTATAGATACTTCATAAGAAGATCTTGGGTCAACAGTTCTTCTTTTGGTCTTAACATCTATTTTTAAATCATTTTTTATTAGGTCATAGTTGTATTTCTCGTTACCTTCATCACAAGAAACATTATTGCACTGCAAATCTTCAGCTAAAGCTATCTCAGCCAAGTATCCAGCCAAATTACCACCTCCCGAAGTAATAGAATTATTTATAGAACCCAGATTATTTGCTTTTTTAACAGCCTCATCTATCATTAATTGATTAAATTTTAATTTTCTCATAGGTTATCTATTACCATGTTTTAAAATTTAAGCTTGATAGCTCTAGAAGTCCCCGCTAGTCCAAAGAAAACATCTTTACCTTTAACTGTAGCACAAGTAGAATAACCAGTTCCAAGACTCATGATCCCAGAACCCTCTTTAGCTGTAGGCCAACCATCCATAAACTCATACTCATAATCCTTCCATTGGATCTCATAAGTAAGTGGATTCACCCTAAAGCACTTGGTATCTCCCCAGAATGCACTGTAAAGCCAGCCATCAGGAGCAAGGTAACCGTGGAAGTTTTTATTTTTATTAGCTACATTTAAATACTCTTTTGGCAAATCAATCTCTTCATAACTATCATCAGCACAATTAATAATTAAAATCTTTTTACCTGTTCTTGGTAAACAAAATACTTTGTGAACACTCTCGACATATGTTGCTCCGACATACTTAACACTGAACCCAGAAACCCCAGATGTAACGGGCTTACCTTCCAACAAAAAGGTAGTCCCATTTTTGTCTACCTTAAGAATCTTATTACCTAAAGCTGGTGGCATATAAACATTACCTTCATCATCTGAAGCTGCTCCCCACACATGACCAAAGAATCCCGGTTGTTGAGGGGTAAATGATCCAATCTGTCCTGTTTTAGTATTTAAAGTATAAATCTTTAAAGTTTTAGTATAAGAAGGCATGTAGATAATACCATTCGCTCCCTCCACTCCAGACCGAACTTGAGGACAAGAACTAAATTTCTTTTCTAAGGTAATCTCTCCCGTCGATCTTTTTAACTTAGCTATAGAAGTAGAATATGCTGGTAAAAAATAAGTATAGCCATCAGAAGCTTCTACATTACCTATAAAACCATGAGTCCCTTTGGTGTTTCTCTTAATAGAATCTGTAAGAGTATCAGTCTCAATATACATATCAGACTTGTAGCCTAAAGAATGGATAACCCCACTATCATCCATCGCCATCGTGCGAGTCTTTGTCAGATTACCGCTGATCTCGCCTTTTAAATACTCCATATTTGGCCAACCAGCGAAATCTTCTGCACTAGTCTCCCAAGGTGGATTCGAACTAGATCCCGAACTCGATCCCGAACTCGATCCCGAACTCGATCCCGAACTCGATCCCGAACTCGATCCCGAACTCGATCCCGAACTAGATCCCGAACTCGATGACGAACTCGATGACGAACTCGATGACGAACTCGATGACGAACTCGATGACGAACTCGATGACGAACTCGATGACGAACTCGATGACGAACTCG